CTCATGCCCTATGAGCCAGCAGGCGAGGCGGCTGCCATTGGCACAGCGATCCATGAACTGTCAGAGATCATTCTGCGCGGTGGTCAGATACCCACTGGCACTGACCCTGACCATTTATCCATGGCCCAAGGCTATGCCAACTTTGTCAACACTTTGGTCGAAAACCCACGCAAAAAAATGATCGAGGTCAACCTCGATGAGGGTCTCCAGTCCCTGCACCCAGCGCTTGGCGGGACAGCCGATGCCATCCTGGTCGATGGGGACCATCTTCATGTCATCGATCTGAAGACTGGCCGAGTGGCCGTTGACGCGAATGAGAACAAGCAGTTACTGACCTATGCCCTTGGTGCAATGCGTCAGCTCAAAGCGCCAAGCACCATCACTTGCACCATGCACATATTCCAGCCCCGTGTGGGCCACAGCAAGTGGACAGTGTCTGGCAACTACTTGAACTTGCACGGCAGGCGCTTGCTGTCAGCTGCCGAGCTGGCGCTCTCAAGCGATGCACCAACCCATCCAAGCCCAGATGCCTGCCGGTACTGCAAGGCCAAGACCATTTGCCCATCCATGCGCCAGAAGGTCCAAGAGGTCGCCAGAAGCGATTTCAAGCCTGACACCACTGTTACCCCTGAGATGCTAGACAACGCGGCTCTGGTGGCCGCATGGGCCGATGCAGTGCAGTCTGCTGCCAAAGAGCAACTGGCCAATGGCAAAGCCATTGATGGCTGGACCATGCGCGCAGGCCGTAAGACAAAATTTTGGAAAGACGAGGCGCTGGTCATGGAAGCATTCAAAGACAACTTGAAGGTCTGGGAACTCAAAAGCCCCAGTGCTGTCTTAAAACTTGGAGTCGAGGTGAGCGAAGACCTAGTCGGTGAGAAACAGGCTGCATCTTCTCTAGTCAAAGAAAAGGCGAAGGAATAGAATCCAATCCCTGCCAAAAGAAAAGACCTGATAGCGCGTAAACGCTACCAGGTCAAAGGTCAACTCTCATGGCAACTAACAAATGAAACCCCCAACAAAAGGAATTTCAGTGTCAATCATAACTGAAACACCCCAAAACAACACATTTCAGCAGTCCCAGTCTGTCGCCTGCAAAATAGGCGCTGTGGCCCCCGATGCGGTCTTCTGTACCTTTGCCCTGCAAGGCTCAAAGAAAATCCCTTACAAGCGATCTGGCCAAGGCGTGGCACGGGATACAGACTCAGCCGATCTGTACAACGCTGAAGATGTCTGGACCATGGAAGATGCACCACATGGCCAGTATCTGGGCCTAGTCCAGCAGCGCCCCATCATCAGCGCATCAGGAAACTATCTGGTTTGCCTTGATGTGGACATGAAGCACGCCTCTGGCCCGACCAATGTGGCCATCCAGCGCATGGCCAAGTATGTGAAACAGAACAAGATGCTAACCGAGGTCTCTGTCTCAGGCCGTGGCCGTCATGTTTTCTTATGGGTCCAACCACCCAAAGAAGCTGACCTTGTGCTGCCTAAGTACAAACTTGGTGGCGGCCAAGAACTTGAAGTGTTTGGCCTCCCAAACAGTGCAGGCAAGTCAGTGCTACTCAGTGGCAAATCTGTGGTCGGTGAATTCCAAGAGGCGGTGGACCTTTATGCCTTGCTCCAAGACTGGGGCATCATTGAGCAGCACCAGCTGCAAGAGCCAAAGCCTGCCCCACCATCACAATCATTTGACTTCACCCAATTAGGTTCAAGACTGGATGACAGCGACCTTGATCGTGCCGTCAAGGCTTTGCACCATATTTCCCCAGACTGTGACTATGACCAGTGGATCGAACTGGGCCAAGCGCTGCACACTGAATTCGGTGAAAACGGCCTCGGCCCATGGATGACATGGTCCATGGCTGGCAACAAGTTTGCAGGCACAAAAGACATTGAAGTCCATTGGAAGAGCTTTCACCAGGGCAAGGGTGTTGGCATTGGCACACTCTTCAAGCACGCCAAAGACAATGGCTGGGAGCCGCCAACTAAGCAGGCCGAGCGCAAATCAGCGGTGGAAGACTTTGCCGCGGTGATCAATGCGCCAGTGGCCACCGATGCACCAGAGGCCAAGGGCTGGCCAGAGCTGACGCTAGACCTGACCCACCTCAACCCAATTGATTACCTGATCGAAGGCTTCATGGCCCATAGCTTTTTCATCTTGGCCGGTCAGCCTGGCGTGGGAAAGACTACGGCAGTGCTGTCAATGTGCATGGTCATGGCAGGGTTTTCAGTAGATGGCTGCGAGATTCATGCTAAAAAGAAACGCAAGTCAATTATCGTGACTGAAGATAGTGACCAGATAATCCGAACTCTTTTTGCATATTCAAAGCATTATGGGATAAATAACCTAAACGACTGGTTTGTGGTTATCGATGCCAGAAGGTCCAATGTCAAAGATTTATTAAGACTTGCACATAATATTGAGCGCCACACTGTTAACGGGATTAAGCCATTATTAGTTTTGGACACGGCCAATGCGACCATGGATATTGACAACGAGAATGACAACTCAGAAGTTGGAGCCTACATTGCCGCCATCAAGCAGACCATATTTGTCCAGCAAAAAGCACCAGTCTGCATCCTGACTCATACCAACAAAACTATTAGCCGACAAGACTCCGATGCCATGGCCCGTGGTGCAAGTGCATTCACAGGCGATGCAACCCTCACTGGAGTGCTTTTCATGGATGAGGATAACCAGCGCTACCTAAAACTCACAAAGACGCGCTACGAGCCACAATTTAGAGAAATCAAATTCGACTCCATCACATTCCCAGAAGTTGTCCTAACACCAGCTGGTGATATGCAAGAGATTATTTGTCGGGTGGCCATTCCAGCCATGTCGTCAGAACAAGACCGAATGGCCGCCAAGCAGTCCCAACAAGACAACGCCAAAGAGCAGCGCATCCAAGACAAGTGCGATGAGGTCTGCAACCATGTCCAAGCCATCATTAATGACAAAGGCAGCGTCATTATGCGCAGGGGACCAGGCAGGCCAGTTGTGCCAAAAGAACTCCAAAACGCCTACCAATTGGACTGGACTGAAATATTTAGCACTGTCAAAGGCAGTGACGCAGGCTATATCCGCAAGCATATTGGCACGGCCATCTTCACCAGATTCGCACCAAATGAGCCATTGTCAGGCTGGGTGAAGTTGGCATGATCAATCTAATACGGAAAGGCGGAACTAATACGGAACTAATACGGAATTCCGTATTAGACAATGGCAGGGATTGTTGGATAAGTGGGGTCATTAGACCCACTTATCCACAGACCAGTCTCGGCTTGGAAGGTACTTCAGTTTCTAATGCGGAAAGGCGGAAAATTCCTTAAGGGCTTTCCGTATTAGAAACGAGCATTAGATGGTCCAACTCAAAGGAAAGTTATGCACAGGTTATCCACAAATTTAGATTTCATTGAAGATGAGCGCGTTTTCTGCCATCAATGCGCTAATGCGGAAATGGTAGAGCAGCGCCAGTCGATGCCAGCAGAACAGATGGAAAGGCACAGAAAGGTCAACGCAAAACCATTGCAGTGGATGTTTGACCAGGCAAAGGTCAAAGGTGGATGGGCAACAGTCACATGGTCCGAACACCAGTGCGCTAAAACCGGACTGGCTGCATTCCCAACCGACATTAAGCACCGATGCCATATGTTCCAGACCAAAGCCTCGGCATTAGAATCCGAGGAATGGTGGTTGACGTAAAACGCAAAAGAAAAAACACTGAACACATTGACCAGGTCAAAGTGGTGCAACACTTTCGGGCTTTTTATCCAGACATCATCATTGCAGCAATACCCAATGGAGGCGATAGAACGGCCTCAGAGCGCGTCAGATTGCACAGTGAAGGGGTATTGGCAGGGATGCCAGACCTTTGCGTTCTGGAGCCTAAAAACGGGTTTCATGCGCTATTTGTGGAAATGAAGACCAAGGCCGGTGTGGTTTCAACCAAGCAAAGCGCTGTAGGTTTGCAGTTAAATGCAAAAGGGTATCGAGCAGTGGTCGCTAGATCAGCTGCCGAAGCAATCAAATCAATCGAGGATTATCTGAATGGCCAAACCAAAGAAGAGTGCAAACACATTGAGTGAACTTGCAGACAACATTGTCGAGCGCCAGCTCACACTGCGTGACCAGGCTGCAATTGAGCGCAAAGAGATGAGCAGCATCAATAAGAAAATTCACGCATTCGGTGGTGAGGCTATGCTCTTTGACCATATCTCACAAGGGAAAACAACCGATTCAGTGATTAAGTCTCTGGACATCAGCATTGGCGGTTTCTACAAATGGATCGAAAAAGATGCGAAGCGGGGAGAACTCCTCGCACGCGCACGCACGCGAGGTGGGAGAAGTTTAGCAGAGCAGACCCTAGAAATCGCAGACAACGCAAGCCCTCAAGAGGCGCAGGTGGCCAAGCTACGGGTCGACACAAGGCGCTGGCTGGCCTCTAAGCAGGCTCCAGACGAGTATGGTGACAAGCAAGCGCCCCTGGTCAATATCGACCTGGGAAGCATGGCCCTTGATGCATTACGCAAGCGCACTGTCGTGTCACTAGACGATTCTGCATAAATGAATACCGAAGCATTCAGTCACTTTATACAACGACCATTATGTTAAGTGGATAACTCGTTATCCACAGAATTAAGTGCATTAAAGTATTACAAGCCTACTTATGCACAGGAATCTGTGGATAAGGTTGGCCAAAATCCGTGGATAACCCAGCGGTGGCCGGCTGGCGGTCGGTGGCCGCGACCCCCCCCCTTGGCCGGTTTGGCGGGGGCGACAGTGGCGGCACTAAACACCTACAAAAAAAATTTCCTAAAAAATTTTTGAGGTAGTTAACAAATAAGCTAAATTGTGCAAAAATGTCAACTCCACAAACAACGGAGCTAAACCATGAAAACGAAGCAAGCGACAGTCACAATCAAGGGTCAGGAGTGGATCGTCTTAGACACTGATGAGGCTCAAGACAAGAAAGTGTTCTGCAAGCTAATGAGCTTGGATGGGACAATTGTCTGGCACACTTGGGTGGACATTAACCAGATTGTGGGGATTATATGAATATAGTGTTATTAACTAAAGTCAGAAGATTATTTAATATTGATTATGTGCCTAATAGCACTAATAGGCATAATCAAAGGCAATATATTAAGGCATTAAGAATATTGGGTGATAAATGGCTAATACACAAAACAAACCAAGTCCAGAGAATCCAGTGAATAGAAAGAAATGCCCACCATGTAATGGCAATTGCAATGAGGGCAGAAACTGTCCGGCAAGAAGATGAAGAGTAACTTTGTGAATAACCATGTGAGATTGAATGGGAACGTGCATGGCCACAAATTACAGCTTTGTAATAAATGCGCTTTGAAAAAGCCACCGGAGGGTGGGGTGGAGATGAGCGCGACCAGGTGGTTGTGTGCATCGTGCTGGACCAATCGGGTGACCAGCCAGAACTTGAAGGAGATGGCCAAATGACTGATTTGTTGACAGCGTTGCATTTGTCGGTGATGTTGCTGGATTTGAAGATTCGGATGATGGAGGCGATTGAAGAGGAGAGGTTTGACCTGGCGATGACGATGCATTTGCTGATACTGGTCAGGACTGATGAGCTAGATGCGCATAAGTGGGCGATGAGTCCCAAGGCTTGGGCCATCTATGAGACGATCCACCCATGAAAGAAAATGTTTTCAGTCAGTGGGTAGAGAGGTATCAGCCGGACCCCGTGCTATTTGTGCGTGAGGTTTTGGGTGTTGACCCAGACCCATGGCAAGTGAAGTTTCTTGGTGCGATTGCCCGTGGGGATCGGAAGATAAGTGTCAGGAGTGGCCACGGGGTGGGAAAGAGTACGGCAAGCAGCTGGGCCATGCTCTGGTACTTTATGACCAGATCGCCAGTGAAAGTGGTGGTCACTGCACCGACAAGCTCTCAGCTTTATGACGCGATGTTTGCGGAGCTGAAGCGCTGGATCAATGCGATGCCTTTGCCCTTGCAGGGGTTATTGACTGTCAAGCAAGAGAGGATTGAATTCAATGCTGCACCGACTGAGATGTTTATAAGTGCCAGGACAAGTCGGGCCGAGCAGCCAGAGGCTTTGCAGGGAATTCACTCAGAGAATGTGATGCTGGTGGCCGATGA